GGCTTGAATAAACAATTACTCCTATAACTTCCTAAAGAGGCAATATTTTCAACATAAAAAGGTATATTGAGTTCATGCATATTTTCTATAAATTTTGCTGCATGATCTGAGTAGTAAGTATCGTTAGGATCCACATCACAATAATATGATATTACTTTCGCTTTCATTGTGTCACCAAAAATTTATTTCCTGGGCTTTGCAATCTAATTGAGTTTTCATCAAAGCCCATTTTCTTTAAAACAGATTCCTTAGATTCACCATCCGCCAATCCCATTGTAATCATCGGTTCACCACCAATAACTGGTAATCCTGGCCACACGCAGTATGCATTACCAAGACATGCCATTCTAACTCCAGTTTGTTCCTGGGTCATTCGAATAAAAATTTTCAAAAGAATCTCATGATCGAACATTACATTGCTATTTTTTTCTACATGTTCGCTTAAATTTATCCACTCGTAAATAAATTCAAATGCCTTTGGAGTATGATTAAAATATATTGGAGATGCCTTTGGTAATCCGATGCTTTGATCTTCCTTTGAAGGAACCTTTGGAAAGGCCATTCCAATATCGCATTTATCAGCAAAATCATCAAATACATCAAGCTTTTTGTGGATAATAGAATCTATATCAACCCACACAAGTGGCTGACGAAGCTCATTCATCATTTCAAGAATAAATCGTGGCTTCGAAAGACAATTAGCTCTGTAAGATCCTTTTGATTTTTTTTCTCTTATGTAATGCTTCATTCCAAGATCATCAAGATTTTTTGTCATTCTCTTGGCATGATCACTGTAATATGTTCTGCCATCAACATCAGAATAAAAAGAAATAATAGGTGTTTTCATATCAAACCTGTTGAATCAGTCTATAAAGAATATCATCAGCGTTTTCAAGTTTTTGAACCTTCTCAAAATTGTCCTTGATCGCTGATAATTTTGAATAATATAACTCTGGGGTTATACTGTTTATATCAAAGTCATTGTTTAGAATAATCATTCCATCTGTATTAAAATACTTTCCGATATCAGGAGAACCCCAATAAATTGGAATAGTTCCAGTGGCAAAACAATCAGTCAGTTTTTCTGTAAAATATGTCTCATATTTATCATTCTCAATTACGACAGAGAACATATAATCATTAAGAGCCGTACTTTTATCTCCCCAGGGTTTCTTTTCATAACCAAATCTAGGTGATCCTAAAACACCGCCATAAAGATCTAAATGATCTTTATATTTTTCAGCGAAGGCGTGTCGATTGATATGACCCTTTGTTGACTTCTTTGGGGATGCAATCAATGACATTAATTTCGATTTTTGGTGAATACGATATTCTTCAATCCAAGGAAGATTGCTTCCCGCGAAAGTAAACTGTAGTTTAGGATTCTTTTTACAGAATTCTCTATCAGAGAAAAATATAGCATCATATGCGTCACAAAGTCTTTCAAGATACTTTTCAAAAATATCTTGAGGAATCATATGATTATAAAAAATAGCTCTGGATTCACAAATCCAGGCTATCTTCTTTTCCCCTTTTCGTTTTGGTTGAATATGACCGTGAGTGATTGCCCCGTCAATATAAACTTTTATCGGAGCATCATCGCCAGTCCATGAGAATAATTTTGGTTGTTTATCTGAACACGAAGATTGGTGCAAATTAAATGGAGCACCTATTGCCTGTACCAAGTCCATAAAGAAAAACTCACTTTCCTATATGGTATTTAGGTACTAAAGTCCACTCCTTTTTCTGAGAATGTGGGATAATTTTTAATCTCGCTAGACTAAGTTGAGGAGTTGCGTATTCATCTGGATCAACAGCATCGCAAAGACCCCACTCAACAAGTAGTTTGACGATTGTATTTCTTCTCCCAAGATCCTCTTCAGATATATCACTTTCAAGATCATCCAATAAGAACATCTCTTTAAAGTGCATTATGGCATATCTGCTTCTTTTATGCAAAATATGGCAAGATTGAAATAACTTTTTTTCTTTTTTAGAAGATACTCCAATACGAGTCAGAGTTTCTTTAATTTTTAAAAAATCTTCTTTATTTTTTAGTTTAATTTCAACACCAAGGCCATCAAAAATATCATCATTTTCTTCCATAAAATAACTCCATTATGTGGAATTATTTATATTATTATGAATTTTGACCCTTATTTAGTTTATTTTTAAGTATTTTTATCTGATTTTCACTCAAAATGGGCAAAACTTCTCTTGCTTTTTTATCGGAATATCCATAATATTCCTTAATAATTGATAAGTTATCAGATTCTTCTGGCTTAATCCATTTAGAAAATCTCTTGTTTTTGGAAAGTCCATAGAGATAATAGTCGTACTGCATCTTTTTTGGTAAATTATGAAATTTATTCATATAATTCGCCTGAAAGAGTGAATCCATAAAATAAGAGAACGATTTGTTGATCACAAAAGGAACATAGACCCGCTCCGAAGAGGGGTCTTGTACCATAAGATTTTGTTTCGATTGATTGATTGAAGTAAAAAAATCACTTAAATTCATTTGAACTCGCATGTCATCATTAATTCAACCATACAAGCCACCATATTGATTTCCTGATCACTTACAAAAGCAGCCTTGTATTGATACTCTCCAATGGTGATGACCGCCTGTGGGATGCTGGTGGGTGTCATTGCCTCGTATAGATTGTCATAGATCTTTCGAAAAATATCAGTTTCTGAGATATGGACATTGGATGCTACCCACTTTCGCACATTTCCGAAGTCCTTCTTCTTCATATGACCAATAAGTTCCTTAATTTCGTTATCGGCAATATTTACTAGAATTCCCTCATCGATCATTCCAGAGACACCATATCTCTGAATTTCGTTTAGAATTCTACGAAAATCTGGAAAATGCTTGATAATCAACTTCGCCAGACTTGATGCATCGTACTTAATGCCTTCTTGTGCCAAAATATACTTACACCGCTCCATCATCTGGGCGCATAGGATCTGTTTGTCCTTTTGGCTTACGGTAAAGTCAATGCATGTACAGCGAGAATGGATAGGATCGATAATCCTAGATTTATAATTGCAAGTAATGATAAATCTACAATTGGATGAAAATTCTTCAATTGCACCACGAAGGGCTGGTTGAATGCTTTGAGCATTTGAATAATCAAACTCATCTAGAATTACAACTTTCTTTGTATTTTCTGCAAATGAAACTGTGCTGGCAAACTGACGAATCATAGTTCGCAGAGTGTCAATATTTCCGTTTTCTGAGCAGTTGATTAGAATATAATCGGCTCCAAGTTCATTGCATAGAGCCTTTGCTACAGTTGTCTTTCCAGTTCCCGCAGTACCAGAAAGAAGGAGGTTTTGAGGCTCCTTCTTTGAAATCATGTCTGTAAATGTCTTTTTCAGTGATTCTGGTAGAATGCAGTCTTTGATCGTTTGTGGTCGATATTTTTCCACAAACAAAAACTCATTTGTATTCGTATTCATGATTACTCAGTATAACGAGAGTTGGGTTCCATTGCAAACCAATACTTAAGATTCAGATTCTGATTCTCAAACTGACCAGCCACATTCTTTGAGAATGTTACTTCATAATCTCCCGGAAGCAGACGAATATTTTCCATCTTGAAGTTCAGTTGGAATTCTGCTCCATTCGAAGATCCTTCCAGTTCTACCTTATAGTTGTTGCTTGTAGGATCCTTCATGTCGGTAAGGATCGCGTAGATTGGCCCACCATCGCTCTGGAACGAAAGATCAGGCAATTGTAGAACCGCAGAGATTCGGTAGAGTTCATTAAACAGACCGTCTGGAATCGACGCAGAGACGGTTGCTGAGGGCATACTTACAGTCTTGGTTGGGTATGTAAGAAGTCGAGGCTCTGAGTAGTTGTATTGAACCACTGAGTTGTTTCCACCAATGATTCGAACACTCTTTTCTCCAAACTCAAAATGTGGATTGTTGAAAAGACTGACAACACCGAGAAACTTGTTAAGATCCCAGATGCCGAATTCAATATCGAAAGATTCTTCGATTACTGCTTCTGCCATACCACTCTTTGAGGGAGTAATTGTTCGGAGCACATTTCCTGGCTTCACCAGAATATTTGAATTCATAGAAGCGAAGTTCTTTAGAATAGAAAGAGTAGTTTTACTGATTGTAATAGATGTAGAAGTCATAGTTCACCATTATAATGTATTATTCAAAATCGTCAAGATCATCATCGTCAAGATGTGCGTAATTACCCTCTACGAAATTCCTCAGTTTATTCTTAAAGTCATTTCGCTCTGATGATCGCTCTTTATCCTTGATTTTCCGATCATAGTTTTTTGATGTATTCTTGTGTTCGCCCTTACCATTACGATTAATATTTTTTGCCATTGTATCTCCTAGAATTCTACCCAATGTGACCCATTGTTGTCAACTATAAATGTGTAAACATTTCCAGTTTCCGTGTAGAGCCATTTATCTCCTTCGTATGCTTCATTTGGCTCTTGATCACTAACAAAAAACTTAAGTGCTGTATCGTATTTTTTCCATGCACTTGAAGTTGGATCTGTCTTTACTTTATTATTTATTGTTATGTATCTTTTACCTTCAAACTCAACTATATCACCCGAATAATATACTACTGGATTTCCATATTGATCATATTTTTTATAATTTCCACGGAATCTAGTCTCAGTATTTGATATATCTTTCTTCATAGTAATATTTATTTTTCTATAAGTCTACTAAAATTATTTTTCTTTTCAAACTGCATCACATTTGTAAATTTATCAACAATTTGGTCGGCTTTATGACTGATTACGAAAACATTTGCATTCTGACTTATAGTATTGAGAAGTTTCATTACCTCATCTGTGCCTACCGAGTCTAGAGAAGAATCAAAAACCTCATCTAGAATTAGAAGATTGCAATTGACGCTATTCTTAAGTTTGGCAATCTCTCTCCATGCTAGAAGCAGAGCAAGATCGATTCTCATTTTTTCACCTTCACTAAAATTCATGTAACTGAATTCATCTCTATATCGACTTTTAATAGTCTCACTAAAATTCTCGTCTAAGTGAAACTGAACAAAAAAATCCATAGACTTTAAAAACTTATTTATGTACTTGTTCATGGTCGGAAGGTAGTGTTTGACTATTTTTGATTTTACACCACCGTCCTTGATAATATCATAAACATATTGATAATTTTCAAGTTCCTCTTCCTTTTCCTTGAGTTTAAACTCAAGTCCCTTTAATTCGTCAGAATACTGTGAAAGAATCTTAGTTTCGTTATCAATATTAGTTTGTACAGCAGATGCTTCTTGTAATTTTTTGTTCTTATGATCGATTGAATAGTTTAAAATAGAGATATTATTTTTAATATCTTTAATTTCCAGTTCAATTTCACTATTAGAACTTATTATGTCTTTGATTTTTTGAATCTTAGACTTGATTTCTTTGTATTTTTCTGTGAATTTTTGATCTGCTTCTTTGTACTGTTCAATATTTTTTTCGATCTCTTGGATGTTTTTTTCTTTGATTTCGATTGGAATATTTGCTTTGCACTTCGGACAGTTTTCTTTTTCTTCATAGAATTTTCTTTCTTCTATAGAATCAGACATTTTCAATGAAATTTGTGTTATGAGTTTATCAAATTTCTTTAATTCAGACTCTAATGTGTCTAGACTTTCGTCTTCACTAATATGTAGTTTTGATTCAAGTTTTTCCGTCAACAGAGAATCTTGAATATTTCTTTTATGAATTTCGCTTTCAATTTCTTGTTTAAGATTATCAAGATTGACATTTAATGAAGCGTTTGCCTTGTTAATTATCTTG